CTATTGGCTTTCTTAAGGCCAGTCAGTTTCCAAGCGTAAGTGAGTGCCATGTTAGTTACCTTTAAGTTGTTCAATGGTTAGTTTAAGTTCGTCAATCTGAGCCTGTTGCTCTTTCATTGCTTCAATTAGCAAGCCGACCATATTGCCGTATGCAACGCTGTAATGAGTGTCCTCACTACCCATCACAACTTCTGGCAACACCTTCATCACTTCCTGTGCAATAACGCCAGTTTGTTTAGAACCAGTATCAGTTCGCGTGTAGGTGTATCCGTTAAGTTGCTGTACCTTATCTAAGGCGTTTTCAATCTTAACAATGTCTGTTTTTAGTCTAGCGTCAGAATATGCCGTGACATTGTTCAGCATTGTCAGGTTGCCAGAGCCATCCATCTGGAAGGCATTGCTTGATGCCGACCATCCACCAATTCGGAACACATTGTCTGTACCAAGACCCATGTTTATAGCGTATGCGCCAGTACGATGGAACGACATGGATGCTACGGTGCTAGAACTACCACGAATAGATATAGAACCTGTGTCGTTTGCCGTGTTTACATTAGTGTCAGCACATGAGCGACCCTGTATAAGTCCATTCATGACAAGGCTGTTTATATTTGAAGTGCCGTTTGGATTTACATAAAATGCTGAGTTATCGTTGTCATAGTATATAGATGCAAACATCGGCCCATAAGTAATGATATTCCCATATGGGTCAAAAACCATTCTGTCTGATGCACCATTATTCCTAAGAACAAGATTACCAGTGGATGTGCAAGCAATCGTGCTATTCCACGAGCCTTGACTCTCAAGAGCAATAACAGCCGTACCAGATGATGCTTCGCTAACTACAAGCTTTCCAAGTGATGCTGTTGCGCCTGCGCCGATAAGCACCTTGCCTGCGCTGTCAATGCGCAGTCTTTCAGGTGGTCCACTTCCAGACGCATGAGTATTAAATGATATAAAGCCATTTGTTACATCGCCCTGAATTAGCAAGGGATAAGTAGTTCCATCACCCCAATGAACAGAACGGGATGTAGTATTCGCATCATCAAACGCAAAGCCACCACCTGCGATAGAAAGCCTACGACCCGGACTTGTCGTACCAATACCTACATTACCAGAGCTGTTGATGCTCATTCTTGTTACTGGCGTGTCTCTAGTTCCACCAGAGAAAGTAATTAGTCCCGTAGTGCGCTCATAACCAATCTGAGACGCGCCTGCTGTGCCACTGAAATAACCGCCAAGTCCAACGAATGAATATGTGCCAGAGCTTCCTGCCCACATTCCATCAAAGGTGTTATTGGCAACAGTCAATCTAAACGGTCGAGAGTCTGAGCCAATACCGACATCGCCTGCCACCACCATAGATGTGCCTGTATTGGCAGGGTCTAGGTAGTAGGCTGAGTTGTTAACATCCTTGAATACAGGCGCGTTACATTCAGCACTAACACTAAGTATGCCAGCGTCAGTAAATGTAAAAGGAACGGCATTATATGCGCTGTTTATTATCTCTAGATTTCCGGTAGGACCAACACGAAAATGTTTATTAGGATTTGTTGCGCCAGATGCGGAGTTTGTTAATACAAGTTGACCGCCAAATGTTGCGCCTATATCATTGCTAAAAGTTTTAACACCGCCGATGGTCTGATTGCCTGTGGTATAGACACCATTAGTGACTGTGCCTGCATTACCAGTTACGCTGATTCCCCAAGAGCCAGAAGCACCACCACCAGTCAGGGTAGGTGCATAGCTGTTGTAGTTGGTTGAGTGAAGAAGCAGACTTCCTACACCACCTGCGCAGTTAGCCAAGTCAATGTACGCGCCCTTAGCTGTGCCACTTGTTTGAAACACACGGAAAAACCCAGAAGCAGGTATGTCTGTGCAGACTGTTCCCTGAACAGGGTCAAGCCACAGAATCTCACCGCCTTCACCACCACCGCTTTGCCCCATCGTTACAGAGCCAGTAAAGGTTTTATTGCCTGTGATGGTTTGTGTTCCAGTAGTGTAAACGCCATTGGTAACTGTGCCTGCGTTACCCGTAACGCTGATTCCCCAAGTTCCACTAGCCCCAGTACCAGTCTTGGACGGCGCATCGTTGGCAATTTCGGCGTTGACAAATTCGGTAGTAGCAACTTGTGTGGTATTAGTGCCGACGGCCGCAGTCGGCGCTGTCGGCGTTCCCGTCAATGCCGGGGACGCCAACGGGGCTTTCGCCGCCAAGTCCGATACTAGATTGGTAATCTTGCTTTGCGGCAGTTCTGGTACATCCGTAGCAGACGCCGCCGCTAACGCACCGGAACTACCTTTCAAAAGGCCGGAAACTGACGTTGAAAGCGTAATGGCCGGAGTTGTAGTCGAGTTGGCTACGGAACCGGATAATCCATTAGCCGACACAACCGATACGCTTGTGACGGTACCCGAACCGTTTGTTTGATTTTCCCAAAGCCCATTGTTGTATGTAAGAACTTGGCCGTTAGTTACGCCGTTAATCCGCACATTGTGCAGTTCGTTAAGTTCATAGCCGTTATCGACCTTTACATAGATTTTGCCCTGATTATTGTGGGCATAGATAACGAATCCGACAATGACGGTATGAATTGGGGCTTGCGGTTTTACATTAGTAAGTCGCCCAGCAACAGTTCCAGACAGGTACAGAACATCGCCATCATTCCACGATTCGCCCTGAAGCGAACCCGTGGTATTGATGTTCGTAATGGTGCCGCCGGTGCAGACAAAGCCTTCTTGGTTATTGGCAATCGTTTCGTTGACAAGGCCAATGGTGTCGGCGGAGTTGGCGTCATTGTTGGCTTGCGCTAGTGCAACTTTTGGGCGTTGCCCTTGGGCGCCGCTAATCTTAACGCATTGGTAATTGGCGGCCGATAAACTAGAACCTATTTTATTAACGATGCGGATTACTTGTTTCTGGCCAATGTGTATTGTTACGTTACCGCCTTTTAGGCCAAGGTCAAGCGTACCGTCTTGGTCGTTCCAGAACAGACGGCCAACGGCGGTGGCTGGGGCGGCGGCGGTGTCAAAGTCCACATAGTCGGCAAGACTGATACCGCTGTTGATGCCAGTAGCGTCGTCTTTACTGACAATTTTGTTAGCCGGAAGCGTTACAAATACGTCTTTTGTACCGGCGGGGAAGTTGACTTTAGCATTTAGATTAGAAGACGCCAAAACTATGTCGCGGCTCAACGTACCACTACCAACGGTTCCTACGCCAACTTCCCAGTTATCGTTGCCTTCGGCAACAATGGCGTAATACGTGGTATTGCCGGTTCCTATTGTAGAAAACGGCTCAAACGTATCCGAAGACCCACCTAAAGATATGGTTCCTAGCCCAACAGTTGTGGTTGTTTCTTTAACTCGGTCTTTCAGTATTAGGGTCATAGATTAACCAATAGGGCGGACGCGCGCGCGCAGGGGTCCGCCGGAGTGCTTCGCGCGCTCGTCGCTCAAGCGGATTTCTTCGAGAAGTTGGTCAGCCATTCCTTTCCACAAAGCAACGCGCTCGTCTTCTTTAAGATACGGAGCCGCATGGACAAGAGTGGCATACACGTACAGGTCTGGCCATGCCGTCAACAACCAGTTGGTCGGGTTTCCGTCAGACAACGCCGGAATCTTCATGTAATATGTCATGTCAATTTCGGTGTTGGCTCCAACCGGGGGGACAACTTCAAGTTGTTCGCCGACAATAGTGTAGGCGTCGGCGTTGGTTTCGCCGTAACGGTTGGCGCGGATACGGTCAGCTTGGTCCAGCGTCACGAAGTCCAGAACGCGGACGGGGGTGACGTTAAGTTGCAGATTGATGGCTTCCAGCCAATCCGTAGGGATTTGGATGTATTGCCCCGTCAACGTGGCGTATGCTCGTTTGACTTGCTGGCGGGTGCGCAGTTCACGATTGAACTTCGCCTCAGCCAGTTGAATGAAATTTGGAATTGCCGCAGTTAAATCAGCGCGGTTGAGCCAGTCGGCTACTGCTGTTTTCAACTCGGAATAAGTAGAGATGGCCATTAGATTTTACCCGGACGCATACGGAAGTGACGGTTATCGCTGTCGTTAAGCCATTCTTTGAATTTTTTCTGGTCGTCGATAATGCCTTTGGCTTTTAAGTCAAAATAAAGCGGAAGCGGGATGCTGGCTACTAACTGGCCGTCACCCCACCGTGCTTTTTCATCGACGTTATTATAACGCTGTTTGTTGAGTTCAACGATGTTAGAGATGTCGTGTTCCGTTTCAATGGTACACTCGTCAGTTTCATCATCATAAGTAAAATACCGCTTGGAGCCGGTAAGTGGGTCAATATCAAATAAGCGTTTGTCAGTCATAGGAAGTTAGGGGCCGGGTTGGCCGGCCCCTTCCTTTTCTTCAGATTACGACAGGTCGGCGATGACGCCGTGGGCTTTTTGTTGCTTAACTTTCAGGCCCCACTCACCAATCAGCATACGCTTCTCAGCGTCACCGGTTTTGGCCAGTTCGACTTGGGTAATCGGACGGAGCCAGCACAGTTCGGCGAAATCCGGGTCCAGAACGAACGCATCACGGTTACGCTGGAAACGGTTCGGAACGATGGACACTTGGCCGAAGTCAGACACGTACACGTCAGCGGCACCGATGATGGCGGCCGTTTTCGGGGCGGTCAGGTTGTAGCGGATGTCGGCGATACCGGTGAAGGTCGAGGCAACAACTTTGTTGCCGGGGCCAACCATCAGCATCTTCGGGGTGCCGCCTTCGGTCCAGACTTTCTGGATGACGTCTTTCAGCATAGCTTCGGTGAAAGCGCGCTGGGTACCGTCGGTAGCGGCGGCGTTCACCAGACCGTTGGACACAGTCGGGTCAGCACCCGGGGTAGCGCCGGTGGAACGGTTGGTGTTGGTGCGCAGGAACGCCGGCAGACCAGCGGTACGACGGGCGGTGGACGGCATGGAACCGGCAACGGCGGCTTGGTTAGCCAGCGAGGCGGCTTCGATGTCGCGCTTCAGTTCGGCGCCTTTCTTCGACAGCTGATAAGCGATTTCCGAACGACGGCCAGCTTTGTCCAGCTTTTCCAAGGTACCCGAAATCAGGACGTCTTTACGGCTGATTTGGGTGTAGTTGGCCAGACGGTCAGTAGCAACAGCGGCGGTGAACGAGGTGACGTCGTCGCCTTCAACAACAGCGTTGTTGGAAACGGCGGCGGCCAGTTCATCGACTTGCCATTCGTAGATGGTGTTGGAAGCGGTGCCACGGCCAATGTTGCTGGTGAACGGGGTGTCTTCCGGCGAGATGTTGTAAATGACATTGGCGAGGTCTTCGCGGATGCCCTTCGCGTCGTAACGCGAGTAGGTGTTGGTAATAGCAGTCATGTTAATTCCTTAAAAAGTGAAGTTAGAGAAGTTTTTCAATCAGACGGGCGGCGTCTTGGACACGGCCCGTTTTGGCGAGGCGTTGCCTATCACGATTCGCTTCTGAAGTAACTTTACCCACTTTGGCTGAACCCGGCTTAGATACAGGAACCGTTTGTTTCGGTTTGGCCTGACTCCGCTTGGCAAGCATTTCATCGTACTTCATGGCTTTATACAAGCCAAGAACCGCACGATGGTCGGTAACGGCGTCTAATTCTTCCGCCGAAAATCCGAGTTTTTGAGCATATTCTTTAACTTTAGCACGTTCGGCGCTGGCTACTTTCGCGTCTTTCCATGACGGCATACGCTCCAGTAACAACTCACGTTCTTGGGTCAAATGATGCTCAAACTGCTTAACTTGTTCGTTCTGGTGCAACTGATTAAGTCTGGACTGCTCGGCTTGAATAGCCGCTAATTGTTCCTGACGGTGTTGCATCTGAACGCGCCATTTGCGTTCTTCCTGAATCGCGCCAATGGGGTCTTGTTGATACAAAGTTTCCCAATCCGGCTCTTGATTCGCCATCGCGTGTAACTGTTGTTGCAACGCGGGTAAAAGTTGTTCGTACTGCGAACGTTCTTCCCGGATAACACTCAACTCGGCTTCCAAGGATTTACGTTCCTCTGCCACTTGCTGAGTTTTACGGGTATAGTCCGACTGGCGCAGATAACCTTTCTTGAGTTCGTCAACCGTAACCTGTTTGCCGTCGAGTTCGACAACAATTTCTTGAGGTTGGTCTTCTTGCTCGTCTGGCTCTGCTTCCTCGTCGTACTCGGAATCGTCGTTGTCGGGGTCTTCGGGTGCCTCGCCGTTGTCCTCGACATCATCGGATTCTTCTGCGTCGGAAGTTTCCTCGTAGGAATCTTCGTCTGCTTGCAACGCTTCGTCCTGTTCTGGGGCTTGGTTGTCGCCATCTTGGGCGGCCAGCATACTAGAAATGGCACTTTGCGCTTCGCTGATACCGATTCCACCGCTAGGTAGTGTGTCGGGATTGCTCATATTGTAACACCTTTTTGCAAAATGGGCTTATCGCCCGAATCGGTAGCCAGCCACTCGACTGGTGAATTCCGAGAGCTTCTCTAACCGCGACTTGGTAAATTTACCGTTTTCCGCCGCGATTCGTAGGTGTTCTCGGACTTCTTGTAAAACCTGAAGTTTCAGGTACAGCTTTTCGCGCGCCTCGACTTCGAGAGGTGAAGTCGTGGCCCACGCATTAGTGATATGGGTCGCCACTTTCTCAAAAGATTCTTTGAGAAGTTCATGGTTTAGTAAACGCTCGGCTTCAGCGCCGCGACGGATGATGTCTTCAGAGTTGTCCATTCATTCCCTCGGGCGGCATCTGCGGCTGGGCTTGGGCTTGTAACTGGGCTTGGAGCGCGGCCATCTGCTGTTGGTTGACAGCGTTCATGGCGGCGCGGTCACGGTCAACCATCGCTTTGATTTCGGCGGTGTTGACTTGGGCGTTATACTTGAGTTCCAGTTCCTTGGCGCGAAGCATAACTTCGACGTCCAGCTTGTCATGCTCAAGGTCGTCTTTGGCCGCCGCTTCTTGCTTCTTGAGTTCAAGTTCTTGCTGTTGAAGCACAATCTTGTCGGCTTCGGCCTTGGCTTGCGCTTG